CGGCTGTGGAGGATCCAGCCTGCTTCCTGATGGATGCGGATGATGTCGCCGGAAAAGTCCTTGATACCGACCGCGCCGTCCTTCCACTTGGTCATCGGCAGATCGCTGCAATGAACCGCAGTGAGCCGGCCGGGCTTGGTCAGGCGGAATTTCTCGCGCACGAGGTAGCTATAATGCTCGGCAAACTCGCCATCGCTGGAACTGTTGCCCATGTCGGCAGCTGAATCGCTGTATACGAATAGCGAGCCGAACGGCGGGCTGTAAATGGAAAAATCAATGCACTCATCAGGCAGCTGACTGGCAACAGCGACGCAATCGCCGTTATAGGCCGCCCATTCATCGCCGTGCGCTTCGTTCAAGCAATCCATGATGGCAGATGCCCCTTGTGTGTTGGTCTGTATGCGACTTTGCGAGCGCTTTCCCTGCTGTCGTTGCGCCTCATTGCGCCGCGCATTTCGGCTTTCATCTCCGCGTGTGAGCCCGCTTTTCGATCGATGACTCGCGCGATGGAATCCTCCCCTTCGGCGACGACCAGATGAACATTGACCTCGCGCTGTTGCCCGAATCGCCAGAACCGGCGCACGGCCTGATACCAGGTCTCGTAAGAGAACGAGCGGCCGACGAATACTGTATTGGCGCAGTGCTGCCAGTTCATTCCGAATCCAGCAACGCTCGGCTTTGTCACCAGAACACGAGCATCGCCGATAGAAAACGCGTCTAGTGCAGCTTCCTTCGAATCCGCCTTCATGCTGCCGCGCACTTCTACGACCCCTGGCGCGTCGCCTATAGCTGCGAGAATCTCGTCGGCCTCGTAGTCGGTATCGCACCACATAACCCACGGTTCTCCGGTTTGCGACATTGCAAGGTCAACGGCGATCCGCGCCCGCCGTTGCGCAGTCTCGCGTTTGATCTGATGCAGATTCGTTGCGCTGACAATTGCATCTCCAAAAAGGTCGCCCAGTACCGGCGCAGACTCCGCTGCGCGGTGGCGATGGATATGCAGCCCCGGCAGTATAAAGCCGGCATCATCACCGCCCAGATCAGACGGCAGCATGGCGAACCTGCACCACGATGCCATCCAGTCCCAAAACGCTTCAACGCCGTGACGCTTGAGCCGCCATGACTGGCTGGCGTTAGCGGTGTCGTTGATGAAAAACCGCGACAGCATTTCGTTGCTGTTCATGATTCCGCAGAACTCGGAATGCTGACCTAGCTCCATGTGATCATTCGGCGCAGGCGTCGCGGTAGCGGGAACCTTCCACCTATGATCGGCAAATGCGTCGATCAGCGTGCGCGTGGTCTTGCCGCTGAATGATTTCAGAATGCCGGCCTCGTCCAGGGTGACTGCGCAAAATGCTTGCGGATTGAGCAGGTGCAGCCGGTCATAATTGCAAATGTTGATGCCCGGCGCGGCTTCGCTTTGGTCGCGAATCGCCCGCACGGGATAGCCAAACTTCGCACCTTCGCGAAAAATCTGTTTGACCACGGCCAGCGGCGCGAGTATCAAGCCGTATCCGTTGCCCGTGTTGCGCGCATGTTCCAGATACTCCAATTGCACCAGGGTCTTCCCTAATCCGGTATCAAGAAAGGCACCCCCGGCGCCGCACTCCAACAGGAATTGCACGCAGTGACGCTGGAATGGAAATAGTCGCTGCGATATCGCGGGCATAGTCGAGAGTCCGCGCTTCACTGAGCGTGGCGATTTTGCGGCGAGAAAATCGGCGTAGCTGACGCTCATGCCACCGCCTCCACGCCCCGCATTTGCGCGATCAGCGCGTCCACTTCCGCCAATAATTCCTGATCACTGCCGAATGCGGCATGGAACGGCTTCGATCCGTGCGCGAGAGACGGGCCGAAAAAGTCGCGCGCGGCCTGAATTGTCCAGTGATTCGGCGGCACGCCCCTATGCGTCCACGCGCACAGCGGGAGCGTATACGCATGCCCGAGCCGTCGATTGCCGTACAGCAAGTGGTGAATCTCTACCGGCCACGAGTTGAACCCGCGCTTGCGGCAGCAGATGCAGCCGATCTCGTGCAGCGCTTCGAAGCGCGCACGTTCGGCGAGGGTCGGTGCCTTCGTGCTGTGTCTCATGCGGCCTGCCCGTAGTGCTCGTCCGCATAGCGCGACACTTCACCCGCCAGTTCAGGCTCGGACACGTCGAGAATCTGAGCGCAGATCGTCATCATCGCGGCCATGACGCGCGTGAATTCCACTTCGTCTAGCGCGTCATAGGACAGCGACCCGGCTTCGCGCCATATCTCCCCGTCGATGCCAACGTACTCGCGCGAGTGACCGGCCGCCATTGCGACGGCTTTGCGGAAGTCGTCGAAATTGCCGTAGCGTTCCTGATTGGCGAACGTCAGGTTCAACAGCGCCATGCAGAGTTTGTGGTGCTGGTACGAGCGCGGCTTGACGATGTCGGCCTTGTAGATTTCGCCCGTCTTGTACTTGCGCATCGTCTCAGTGCTCGCCTCGTCGGCAGGCAAGAATCCAGTGAGCGTGCGGCGAAGGAAAAGGCGCGCCATCAGAACGGAATCTCGTCGTTCGGCTCGTCAACCGGCGGCGTTTCCTTGTGCGTGACCGCGCCCTTCACGTCCTTGGCCTGCTTCGGCTGAAACGACAGCGACATGTATTTGCGGCCATCTTTTGAGGACTTGATCCAAGCGTTCACCCAGAATTGTTCGCGGTTTACCTCGGCATTGCCGCGATAGTCCGGATCGCGCTTGCCTTCGCGCTTGTCGTCGTTCTTGAACAGCACGCCGGACATGTTGTTGTCGTAGTTCACTGGAACCTCTGCTGTAGTTGCGCCAGTTCGGCGTTGAATTCCGCGACCGCCGCAGCCAGTCGCTCGATGTACGCCTCGTCGCGATGGATGCGCTTCACGAATAGCGGTAGCTTCGGCCAGTAGCTCACGAAGTCGATCCACTCGCGTTCTGCGATCCAGAGCGCACCCTGGCACTGCGCGATGTGCTCGCTCGGCACTTCATCGGTGAGCAACACGTCGAGTTGCAGGTGCGGAAGCTTGGTCTTGATCTCGACCATGCCGTCCGCGCCGATCAGCCCGTCCGGGCTCGCGCCCGCATCGCCGTTGCGAATGAACCCGACCTGTACGTAATCCGCGTCGTGCAGGAATGCATAGGCGTCGCGCGCCTCTGCTTCTAGCGCCTTGCCGCGTTCCATATGACCGTTGCTGTACGACTCGGCGACTTCGCCAGTGAGACGTTCTCCGAGTAGCCGCAGCATGTACGTGCGCCGCGTCTTGCTCTCGCCGCCTCCCCGGCCCTTGGCGAGCACCGTCGCGAACTCACTCGCCGTCACGATGCCCGCCCGGGCCGCATGCCACTCGGGCGAACCTTGCTCGCAGTTGATGATCTCGATCACGGCGCAGCCCGCCGCTTCTCGATCACCTTCACGGCGTCCGCGTAGTTGCAGGCTAGGATCTGGTCGAGACTTTTCACCTTCGCGTAGCGCAGGTAGCGCGCTTTCGCGTCGCCGCCGATCTCCGACAGCAGCGCGTCGAGGTTCGCGACCTGTTCCTCGCTCAGCGTCGGCTTGCCGCCGCTTGCGCCGTCGTCGTCGATATCTCCCGTGCGCAGGTTCAGCAGCGCGCCAGCGGTGTAGCGCTTGCCGTAGCTGGTCGAGGAGCCGACCGACTGCACCGCGTTCTTGCTGCCGCTAGTGTCAATCGGCAAGGCAAGCGTGGTCTGCTCGCTGTGCCCGGCGCGGTGCGAAAGCACCCCGGTCACGCTCACCATGTTCGCCTCGTTCTGTGTGCGAAACGATAGCGCGAAACCATGCTCTGACAGGATCGGCGTGATCGCCGATACGATGTCCTCCCACAACGCATACCGGCTCTGCACGTTGTCGTTGCGATCCTTGATGCCGCCGCGCTCGGCGATCAACGGCAACTGCGGCTGCATGTCCGCCAGCGCCGCTGCGTATTCTTGGCGCGCCGTGTTGGCCGTGACTCGCATGTACAGATCCACGAGTTTCTCGACCTTGGCCACGTCAACGCTCTGGTCACTGGACATGCGGCCGATCAATTCCAGAATC